TGGGGTGACAGTTTCGGTAGAGATGGATGCTCAGAAAGAGCACATCTTGATAAACGCTGAGTGGCGCTTCAAGGAACTCATAAAGAGCCTTCCAGGAGCCTCCTGGAGCCCTTCTGAGCAGGTTTGGAGAGTTCCCCTTAGTTGGACAACCTGTCTGGCTCTACGCTCAACCTTCCGCGAGAATTTGACCATTGGACCCGTTTTATCTGAGTGGGCCACCAACGAACTAAACACCCGAATAAACCCATCTGTATCGCTACGAGAGTTAGAAACTTATGACGGCGATGAAGTCCTATTTCCTCACCAAAGGGCTGGCGTAAAGTTCCTCTCAACAGCCAAGAGAGCCCTTCTAGCCGATGAGCCTGGGCTTGGCAAAACTGCTCAGGCAATCCGTGCTCTCAAAGAACTTCAGGATAATGGCGAACAAGTATTTCCAGCCCTCATAGTCTGCCCAAATACTCTCAAAAAGAACTGGGCACGAGAGTTCAAAAAGTGGTGGCCTGACATAAAAACTCAAGTTATTAAAGGCTCTGCTGTTCAACGTAAGCGTCAGTTTGAAGAAGATGTTCAAGTATTTATTATCAACTGGGAATCTCTCAGGTCGCACTCACGGCTTTCTCCTTATGGCTCTGTTGCTTTGACTCGTTGCCGCGAGTGTGGTGGACAAGACGAAAAGATAAGCGAAAATCGTTGTGAAGTACACAAGCGTGAACTCAATACCATTGATTTCAAGGCTGTTGTTGCTGATGAAATCCACCGCTCAAAAGACCCTAAGAGTAAGCAAAGCCGTGCTCTTTGGGCAGCAAGTGGTAATGCTGAAATTCGTTTTGCTCTGACAGGAACTCCTATTGCTAACAACGTTGTTGACCTATGGTCAATTCTTCATTGGATTTCTCCAAAAGACTGGCCTAGCAAAACTAAATGGATAGACCGAATGGTTGACACAATGCTCAACGCTTTTGGTGGAATGATGGTTATTGGTGTAAAGCCAACAATGCAAGACGAGTTTTATAAATCAGTAAATCCAGTAATGCGTCGTATGCTCAAAAAAGTTGTACTTCCGCACCTGCCTCCAGTAATAAATGAACGCAGAGATGTTGAGATGTCTACCAAGCAAAAGAAGGCATATGACCAAATGCGAGAGTTGATGATTGCTGAACTTGAGTCAGGTGAGACTTTGACTGCTCCAAGCATCTTGACTCAAACAATAAGACTTTTACAGTTTGCTAGTTCTTACGCAACTTTAGATGTTGATGAAGCAACTGGAGAGTCCAAAGCGATTCTTGATATGCCATCTTGTAAAGTTGAAGCGCTTATGGATGATATTGACAATGGTGACTTTGGTGATGACTCTGTAGCAGTATGCGCTGTATCAAAGCAACTTATCAATCTTCTTAGCGCAGAACTTACAAAAAGCAAGATTCCTCATGGGTTGATTACTGGCGACCAAACTGAAGATGAAAGACAGAAGGCTATTGACGACTTCCAGTCTGGCGCTATACGCTGGATTCTCTTTACAGCACAGGCGGGGGGTGTTGGTATTACTCTTACAGCAGCACGCAGATTAGTGATGCTACAACGTCCTTGGTCTTTAGTAGACCACAAACAAGTTCTTGACCGCGTACATCGTATTGGTAGCGAAATTCACGATTCAATTGTGATTACAGATTATGTAACAGAAGGAACTATTGAAGAACGAGTTATTCAAGTTCTTGAAACTAAGGCAGACAACTTTGAACAAATTGTCCGCGATAAAGACCAACTACTAAGGCTTCTACAAGATGACAGGGCGGGAAATCTATGACAACACCATACAGACTCTCTAACTCAGAGATTCAAACTTTTAAAGATTGTCGCAGACGTTGGTGGCTTCAGTACTACCGCCGTCTACAACCAAAGCAAAAAGATATGACTGGCGCACTAGCACTTGGAAGTCGTATCCACGCAGCGCTAGATGCTCACTACTCAGCGGGAACTCCTTTGCTCAAGGCTCATGCTGAACTGGTAGAAAAAGATAAACAACTTCTTTTGGCTGACTTTAGAGATGTTTACGAACTTGAAACAGAAGCAGAACTTGGTCGCATTATGTTGGAAGGCTACGAACAATGGGTAGCAGAAAACGGCATTGATGCTGAATTAGAAATGATTTCAACTGAAGAAAAAATTATTGCTCCACTGTTCAATGGAGAAGTTGAACTTCAAGGCAAACTTGATATGCGTGTTCGTCGCAAGGCTGACGGAGTTCGTATGTTTCGTGACTTCAAAACTGTTGGTGGCTCTCTATCGGAGTTTGCCAGCATGGCTCATATGAATGAACAAGTTCTTACTTATATGCTTCTTGAATCAACAAAATTTGACGAGAAAGAACGCTCAGAAGGTGGAATCTTTACATTGTTGAAGAAAGTTCGTCGTACTGCGGCAGCAAAGCCACCTTTCTACGAACACGTTGAGATTAGACACAATGTTTTTACATTGCGTTCTTTTTGGAATAGAATCCACGGAACAATTACAGATTTGATGAGAACAAAAACAGAATTGGACGCAGGAGGAAATCCAGCGTTCTTGGCATATCCACGACCAAGTAGAGATTGCAAGTGGAAATGTCCATTCTTTGCTATATGCCCAATGTTTGACGACGGAAGCGCCGTTGAACAAGCACTTAGCGAGATGTTTGAGGAAGTAGACCCTTATGCCTACTATGACACAGACAAAACAGGAAGCGAGTGACAATGAGCGAAATTCAACGCTCTCTAACGGTTATGGTTTATGGGGAGAGCAAGGTTGGTAAATCAACTTTTGCTGTAACCGCTCCATACCCTCGTCTTATGCTTGACGTCGAAGGCGGACACCGATTCCTGCCTATCGTTGTCAAGTATTGGGACCCACTGCGTGAGGAACCACCAATCGCAGATGGAACTTGGGACACAGTTGTAGTTACTGTTCGTGACTACGATACAGTTATCAAGACATATCAATGGCTACAACTAGGTCGCCATCATTTCAAGAGTTTGATTATTGATTCAATCTCTGAACTACAAGTTAAGTGTATGGATTCAATTGCTGGAACTGAGCAAATGAAGATGCAGCAGTGGGGCGAATTACTTCGTCACATGGGCGGTCTTCTACGCGACCTCCGCGATTTGACTATGCACCCAACAAATCCACTAGAAGCAGTAGTGCTAACGGCTATGTCACGAACAAGCCAAGATGGACGTCATCGCCCTTATCTACAAGGACAGTTGGCAATCCAAGCACCTTACTTCTATGACATTCTTGGTGCTTTGAATGTTGAAACTCTTCAGAGTATTGACCCAATGCAGCCACCACAAAAAGTTCGTCGTATGTATGTAGAACGAACACATGAATACGAAGCAGGTGAGCGTGTCCAAGGACGCCTCGGCGCTATCGTTGAACAAGAGAATTTGTCTATAGACCGAATGCTTGACATCATTTTTGGTCCAAGACAAACAGCAACAACAACTACTAAGAAAGAGGTAACAGCGTGAGTACTCTCAATTGGAGTGACCTCATCAAAGAAGCCGGCGAAACTGGAACGTATGATGCTCTTCCAGACGGCGACTATGACCTTGTGGTGCTAGAAGCAACCGCTAAGGTTTCACAAAGCGGCAAAACAATGTTCGCAGTCAAGGCACAAGTTGAGGGCGGTGCTCACAACAAGCGCCTTGTTTGGGACAACTTAGTTGTATCTCCAGACAGTCAAGCAGCACTAGGTATCTTCTTCAAGAAGATGCACGCTCTTGGTTTGCCTCGTGAATATTTCTTGCAGCAACCGCAACCAACAAATGCTCAGATTGAGCAAATTCTTGTTGGTCGTCGTTTCCGTGCACAAGTCGGTACACGCACTTGGCAAGGACAAAAGAAGAACGAAATCAAGAACTACTACCCAGCAGTTCTTACTTCAGCAACAGCATCGGCAGTAACAGCCACTGCTGCTGCACCAGCACCTGCTCCAGCGCCAGCACCTGCACCAGCACCTGCTCCAGCGCCAGCAGCGGCTCCAGCAGCACCGTTCTAACAAATGTGATTACTAGGTGCTGTGGCTTGGGGAAGTACGCAGCACCTAGTAGTCCTCTATAAAAGGACTGAAATGAAAGTTTTTATTACTGGATGTACAGCAGCACACGCATCCAAGTATGCAAATGAAAAGAATTCTTCTTTTGCTGGAATTGTTTCTTCTGCTCTGACAGAGTTGGGCTGTGAAATTGTTTGGGATAGTCCATCTGTAAAACTAACCAAAGACTACTTATCTCAGTTTGACTCAGTATTAGTTGGCTTATCTTCCCCAACAAATGTAACTTCTCACAGAATTTACGGTGCGCTTTCCGTTATAAAGCATTGTTTAGAATTAGGAAACCTCTCTTTATTTATTGACACCCCAGACCCACATAAAATTTATGGTGGCTTACGCGATATTTATAAAAACCCTGAATCATTAGTAAAAGGCTTTTATTCAAAGAAGAGGGAATACAACTTAGTATTAGAACAAAACAACTACGCAAATGTTATAACTGCGATAAACAAACTTTACACAGAAGCCTGGCCTAGAGTTATAGTTCCTTCCTACCCTTGGGTATCCCACGAAGTTATATCTAAGTACATCCCGAACATAGACAAGAACAAATTGTTTTTAGTTTCACCAGATTCTTACCTTTTAGAAATTCAACAAGACCGAACATATCCTGTTGATGGAGAGTACTGGTGTATTGATAATGTCAAGACAAAGTGGTCTCAAATGGTGATGGAGAACTTAGTTCAGCCCACAATGAGTTACAGGGAAACCAAGTGGGAAGGCAATAAAGCCATATTAGAACGCCTCAGCGGGTCACTAGGAGCCCTTGTAAGCACATATAAGGACGGAAACCCTTGGTGGATGCCAAGCCTGTCCCAAGCCTTGTTTGTTGGAGTTCCAGTAGTAACTGATTGGCGCCACACCTCATACATGGGAGCAGATTGGTCTTTACTTCCTGCTTCTGTTGAAGAAATGAGCCCAGAGGAAAGATTAGACACAGCAAAAGTACAAAAAGAAGTTTATATTAACAACTTGCCAAACTGGGCATCTGTAAAAGAAGATTTGGGCAATGTGTTGCTCCAAAAAACCTACGCATAGAAGGAGGAAATATGTCAGACGCTAAACCTGATTGGGTAAAAGAACAATTGGCACAGAACAAAACAAGAAAAGCAGTTGCAAATTCTGTTTTACAACTCCTTGAAACTTGGAACAGTCTCAAGGACAAAGATAGCAAAAATGCTGCCGAGATTGTTGAGGTGTTTGGAAAACT